TTGACGGAGGTCCTGAGCCGCGCGGCCTTGGGTGTAACGATTAAGCGTGCCGGTGTCCATGAGCGAACGCGGTCGGCTCGTGACAGACGGGGGAGTGAAACTGAACCCTGATCCGGTGGCCGAGAGAAACTTAGCAGCAGGCGTGTAGTCAAAGCCTGCGAGGTTGCCATACTGATCAAGGACCTCGGTCCGTGGTGGGCTGTCCCTGAACTCACGGTCGAGGGCTTCCTCGCCGGGGGCATAAATATCAGGCTGCGGTGCAATCGGCTGATAGACCGTAGGCGGAACGTACTCGGGCTGCGTTTGGGGAAAGGGGTCAGGAACTGGGTCAACATTAATTGGTGCGTCCGGCTCCTTCGCAGCAGGCGTGCTGAACAAGATGCTAGGATCAACGCCCGCCGCTAACATGTCTTGGAAGGTTACGCCTTGCTGTGTCGCAATGGCCTGCGCTTCACGGCGCTCTGCCTCGTCTATTACGCCGTCGGCCATCAATCCAGACACGTAGTTCTGCGCGCCGCTTCTAATCTGCTCCATGCTCTGGCCCGCATACGGGGCGGATTCAAATGCAGAGGCTACCGTGGAGGGAGTAGAGAACGCAGTTTCAGGGAGTGGGGCGCCAGAGGTAAAGACCGCGTCGATAGTGGACTGCTTAACGCCTGCGTCAAGTGCATCCTGTACGCTGACTCCGGACTTTAAAACCTCATTGTATGCGTTGGCCGCGTTCCACGATGCAGGGTCCGCTGCTATCTCACCAAGAATACGCTGCTCAGCACCCAAAAGTGCGTTGTTGGTAGCCATAGCCTCACTATAAGCCTGATCGGCTATGTCCCTTGAAATGCCCAAGGAGTCCGCAAGAAAGCCTAAATCTGCACCACTGCTATTGATTTTAGTAGCAATGGCTTCTACCGAGGCATCAGGATTGTTGTTGATAAAATCCAACACGCTTTGGTTAGCAGAAGCAACTGAACCACCCTCGGCCATTCTAAGGAGCATGTCTCTAGCGGAATAATTAGGCATGGGTAAAGCCCTACAAATAAGGTTAGTTATTCCGCATTCTAGGCCTAATAGTACTCGGGGACAAGTCCTTCATTTTCCGAAGGTTCGTCGTCCTCGTCACTGTACAGCGAAATAAAATTACCGGCGCGAAAACGCATCAAAGCCTGCGTCGTGCTATCCACAATGTCGTCGTTATCCCCGTTAGGAAACGCGGCACACTGCTCGATCACTTCGTCCGCCCAGTCCGTCTCAGGTGCCCAGACCATGCCGGACTCGAAAATCGGTGCGACAGAGTTTGCACGGGATACCTTGTCTTGGCCCGCGCGCCGCCCGCCGGGGCTATACATCGTGACAGGAATGCCCATCCGACGCAGTTCCTGTTGAAGCGTGATCCCCGTCGCCTTGGCCTCGATTAAAACATTATCCGGCTGCCAGTAGTCATACTGCTCCTTCGCCTTACGCTTCAGGTCAGGGAAGTCCCACCGGCCTTTACGCATGTCAACAAGCAAAAGATTAGGTCCCGAGTCCTCCGTTGGGAAGAACACGGCCCACGTCGTGATAACAGAGAAGTCCGCCGTCTCCTTTTTCGAGTACGCGGTATCGTAAGACTGGATGATGTATTCCATGTGCGGCATGTAGTCCTTATCCCAAATGCGCCACCACTCACGCTTCAGGATTGCACCTTCATCGGCCGTGGGCCGTTGTTGGTACATGGCGTTCCATTTTTGCACCGACATCGATGCACGGACCGCGCGGAGCTCGTCAAGTTCCCAGAAGCTAGGCCAAAGGGCTCTTTCGTTCTCCTCACCTTCATCAAAAACAGCAGGAAACTCGATAACCTCCCATTGGTCCGCATTCGAGTTAGATTGTGACTTAAGCAATCGGGCCGTTAGGTCCTTGGTTCCCCACCTTGTCATCACAATAACAATTGCCCCGCCCGGCTGCAATCGAGTTCTAGGGCCAGAGGTGTACCAGTCCCAAGCGTTGTCCAGAGCTAGGGCCGAGGCCGCGTCTTGCTCCGAGTGCGGGTCGTCGATGATCAACATATCCGCACCACGGCCCGTCATCGCGCCGCCTACACCTACAGCAAAGTACTCCCCACCGTTGTTCGTGTCCCACCTTCCGGCGGCTTTACTGTCAGCCTTCAAGGCAACGTCAGGGAATACTTCCTTGTATTTATCAAGATCCATCAAGTTACGCACTTTACGGCCAAAGCGTACAGCGAGCTCGCCAGTGTGCGTCGCCTGAATGATCTTGGTCGTCGGCTTACGGCCCATGATGTAAGCAGGCAACAGATACGACGCAAATTCTGATTTGGTGTGTCGAGGAGGCATGTTCACGATCAAGCGCTTCAGGGTTCCCTTGGCTATTCGGTCAAAGGCGTCAGCCATGATCTTATGGTGGCTACTCAAAATCGCTTCAGGCCAGACGTACTGAGAAAAACCGATGAATGTGTCCTTAGCGCGTTCTTGGCCCTCTAGCAGGGCCAGTCGGAGTTCTAGTTTTAATCGTTCGGCTTCGACATCTTGCTGCATACGAATTCCCATTTAGTAAAATTTTGCTAAAAATTTATGGCCCTTTTGATTTTAAAAAACAAGGGGGTGGGTTAGCTAGGTGGTTCCACGTGGAACATGGTCCATTTTTGTTTTGGGCCAAATTAATTGTGTGAAATCTGGCTTTAGCCGTCTTGCTGAGCGGGGGGCCGGGGGAGGCGGCTGCCAAATGAGAATCATTCGCATCTAGCCCCCAAAACGGCCAAAAGGGACCCGCTATTTCCGGTAATACCTATTACCGGAAATAGTGAATCGTTTAAAATCAAGCACTTAGCTATTTCCATGCCCCTCGATCCATGCCGATCACTACATCTTGTGGTTGCTCCGATTCGGGCACCTCGGGCCATGGCCCACGCATCTGGGCGCCCAGAGCCAAAACGGCGCCGTTCGCACCCCGCGCGGGAGCGGGCGAGGGCCCTTTCCCAGTTCCCGCCGTTGAACGATATGCCGTAAGCAGTAGGTTGGTATAGGTCTAGGCTAATCAAGCTCACAGCGGCTCTTTGGGCCATATACGGGCGCTTATTGCTATCTCCCTGCCTAATTCGTCCCAGTCCACTGCATTTAACGCCCACTGGGCCACCGGGAGCGTGTCTACGCCCCTCTCGTGTAGCTCCTGAGCCTGTGTGCCGTGGTACAGCAGCAGGCGTGTCTCAGAGGCTTTGGTCGTCCCCTTCGGGTGCCACTGCACCAGTATGTAGGTCGGCATCCCCATCGATCCGTGCTTCAGCGCAAAGGCTATCTGGTGAGGGCTCAGGCGTACTTTCTTCCCGGTCTTCACTACCTTGAGCTCCAACATCGAGTAGGTCGGCGGCGTCGCTATCAGGCAGTCCGGTATCCCGAGGTTCACCCTGTTTTCTAATGGCACTACCAAAGCGCCGGATAGTTTCTTCTTTACGTTCCTGTATAGCGCTGACTCTGGACCGCTCGACATCGCGCATCTCCTCGATGATTGTCTTGGCCGAGGGCGTCTCATCCACCTCTTCGGGCTCGATCTCTTCAGCCTTGATCTCTTCGGGCTCGATGTCGATCAGGGTCTGCGGTGGCGCACCGTACAACGCCTTGATCTCTTCAAGCTTACGCCTGACTTCGTCCTTACTCATCGAGTCGATAGTGCCTACACGGATTTCCTTACGGTCTACATAGATCGTGCCGAGCGCTTGGCCGCGCCGGTATTCAGCAGAGACTGCCGCACCGAAGTTGCCTGCCTCGAGGGCTTGGTCGCGGATATGCTGCAGGTCTCGCATGTGTCTGTCGAAGTTAGTGCCGTATTTCTCTGCAAGCTCGGCGCGGTATTGTTGGATTGCTGCGACGACGTGGGGTTTCTTTTTTGGATTGGTCAGCTCCGATCCTATCGCGCTTGCCGACTCTTTTGGATAGCCTGCGCGTATAGCTGCCTCGGTCAGGGTGATGTGTCCATCGTTTGATATGAGTTCTTGAATGAACGTCCACTGCTGAGCGCTCACGATATGCTTCTGGTCTTTAAGGGGCGCTACTGGCTCGCTTAACCGCTGCTCAAGCTTCATTCGAGTACTGGGCCTCAGCGGTGAGGTGTTCAGAATATCTCTGCGATGCTTACCTTCTTTGCTGCTCTTGCTCATGCGGTCCTCCTGCAGGTCCAGACAGGGCCTTCTGATTGCGTGACACTGAAGCGTCGGCCTGCTCCATTGCGTGATCTATAGAACGTCGACAGGGCGCCGTTGATACGCTTAGCGTCCTCTT